CTTTTTTGAGTGTGTTTGTGATGGTACAAACTGGTTTGCTTTAGGTCAGTATGATGCTGATGGATCAGTTACACTTGCTTAATAGTTAATCTATTAAATCTTAAAAGAAGAGTCGCAACAGCGACTCTTTTTTTTATATGTATTATCAAACGTTATATAAATGGCTAAACAAAATTCCAAAAAGACCCCTCCAAAGGGCACGGTTAGATTTTCACTTTCACTTTCAGAAGAACAAAAATCAGCAAAACAAGCAATTTTACATCATCCCTATAATTTTATTGTAGGAAAAGCAGGTAGTGGTAAAACATTATTAGCTTGCCAAATTGCATTAGACATGTTTTTTAAAAGACAAATTGATAAAATCATAATAACAAGACCTACAGTGTCAACTGAAGACAATGGTTTTCTACCGGGTTCAGAAAAAGAAAAAATGGAACCATGGATTGTACCAATTAAATCTAATATGCGTAAAATTTATAATAAACCTCTTATTTTAGAAAAGATGGAAAAAGATGAATCAATTGAATTATGTTCATTAGCACATTTTAGAGGTAGAACATTTGAAAATGCAGTTGTAATAGTTGATGAATTTCAAAATTTAACTCGTTCTCAATTTAGAATGGCATTAGGTAGATTAGGAAAAAATTCAACAATGATATTTTGTGGAGATAATCAACAAATTGATTTAAAAGATAAAAATTATTCAGCAATAGTCGATTTACCTAAAATTAATGATTCCCAATATGTTTATAAAAGAGTATTATTAGATAATCATCGCCATGTAGCAATAGATGAGGTATTTGAATTACTAAACGGAATGTAACCTTTTCTATAGTTTTTTCATATTTATATGAGAACAACTAAACTAGATTAAAATGGCAGAAATTGCAATATGGCCCGGATCCTCATCTTTTGGATTAGTATCTGATCCTACTCCCTTTGGTTTTTATGATTATGATGATGCCTTTAGAGAGGATTCTGATAGAGTAGCACAATGGTGTGTTCAAAGATTAGGATATCCTTTAGTAGATGTTGAATTACAAGATATAAACCTTTATTCATGTTTTGAAGAAGCTGTAAACGAATATGGAGCCCAAGTATATAATGCTACAATAATATATAATTTTGGTTCTTTAATAAAAACATCAACAGGATCAGCTTTAAATAATATAGTAATAGATTCAAATTATGGATCAACTACAGGAGATGGAATAGGAAGTAGTGCAGCAACTATTGGTAATGCAGGAACTTCTGGTGTTCGTGGTAGAACATACTCAGGATCTATAGATATAAGACAAGGTCAACAATGGTATGATTTATATGATCCTGCTACTGGAAATTCTACAGTAGCCCATTTAGAAGATAGTCTTGGTAATTATATTGCTACCTCTGGTAGTATTACTATAACAAGAATTTATCATGAAGCCCCAGCAGCAATTAATAGATATTTTGATCCTTATGCAGGTACTGGTACGGGAATTCAATCATTAATGCAATCATTTGGATTTGGTAATTATTCACCAGGTGTAAATTTTATGTTAATGCCTTTATATTTTGATGTTTTAAAATTACAAGCAATTGAATTTAATGACCAAATTAGAAAATCAGCATATCATTTTGAGTTAGAAAATGGAAGATATTTAAAAATATGGCCTATTCCTACTTCTGATTATACATTATGGTATGATTATAAAAATTCATTTTCTTCAACTACAGGAAATGCTAGTTCTCAAGATGTAGATACAGAAGGAAATGCAAAACCAACAGATTTAGTAACAGATTTATCTAATGCTCCATATGAAGCACCTGTTTATTCTTTTATAAATGAACCAGGTAAACAATGGATTAGAAAATATACATTAGCCTTAGCTAAAGAAATGTTAGGAAGTGTCAGAGGTAAATACCAAACAGTACCTATTCCAGGAGCAGAAACAACATTAGATCATTCTAGATTATTATCAGAAGCAGTTGCTGAAAAAGCAGAATTAGTAGAAAAATTGAGATTAGATTTAGAATTAACTAGTAAAGAAAAAGTATTAGAAAGAGAAGCTTCTGAAAAAAATAAGAGAAAAGAATCAGCAGGTAATGATCCAATGTTTATTTATATAGGCTAATGATTAAATTAACTAACATACTATCAGAAATTCTTAATACATACCAAGTAGAAGCTTATATGTTTACAGACTCATCAGTTAATATTACAGATGTATTAGATGAAATTAGAGCTATAAGAAAAATAACTATTGTAAGAAATATTACACCTGAAGATTTTATACAAAAACCAAATGTAGAATATCATTTATTATCTATTAAATTTATAACAAGGGGAGATGCTAAAAAAGATTTAGAAAAAATAAAAGAAGATATATTAACATCTGATATGTCTAAAACAGATTTAAGAGTACCAGGTGTTAAATCATTTAAATATAAATTAGAAACTTTAAGAAGATTATAATGGCATTATTTGGAAAAAATAGGGATATAAATTTATTCCATACGATAAATAATGAACTTCTAAAAGATATAATACAAACAGAAGTTGCATATTATAAATTTGCTTTAGAACAAACAATAGCAAATGTTTATGGTGAAGCTATGGGTAAAAATTACTATGAACCCATAAAAATCGCGTGTTTAATCGATAGACTAGACCAGTCATGGGCATCCGATGATTTTGGTTCTGACGTTAATCAATCCATTAGTTTTAAATTTTTAAAAAATGAACTAAAAACTATAAATTTAGTACCTAATATAGGAGATATATTACTTTTTAGAAATAATTTTTATGAAGTAGATTCAAAAATAGAAAATCAATTAATAATGGGTAGGGATCCTGATTATGCTATATCAACAGAAACAACAGATCATGGTGATAGTTTTTCAGTTTTAATTAATGCTCATATTTCTAGAGTAGAAAAACTAAATTTAATACCTCTTAGAGAAGGAAAATATCCTACTACTACTAAATTAGATGGAGGAAAAGCAAATAACATAGGAAGATTATAAAATGGCAGATAGAAAAAGAATAGACCCTAGAAGACCCATTCCCTCAAGTGGATATGATCGTTTAAGAGATAATCTTTCTTCAGGATTTGCTGAAGGGTTTCCTGTTATAGAATTTCCTAATCCAGATAATAGACCAAGTATAAATAAAGGTAGAATAACAACTCGTAAAGATGACACAGTACAAGATGTTTCAATTGGTTTACAAGACCATGATGAAGCAATAATGTATTATTTTAATAATGTTATTAAACCATCTGTTATAATAAATGGAAATAGAACAAATGTACCTATAATATATGGTTCTCCTGAAAGATGGAAAGGAGTTCAAAAAGATGGATATTTTAGAGATAAAGAAGGTAAACTTCAAACACCTATCATAATGTTTAAAAGGGATAGTGTTGAAAAAAGAAGAGATTTAGGTAATAAATTAGACGCTAACAATCCTCAATTATATTATACTTTTCAAGAAAAATATAGTAAAAGAAACCAATATGATAATTTTAATGTATTACAAAATATAATCCCTCAAAAAGAATTCCACACTGTTGTAATCCCTGATTATGTTACACTACAATATTCTTGTATCATATGGACAGATTATATAGCTCAAATGAATAAATTAATTGAAATGATAAATTATTCATCAGATTCATATTGGGGAGATAAAGAGAAATTTAAATTTAATGCAAGAATAGATACTTATAGTAATACAACAGAAGTTGCACAAGGAGAAAATAGAGTTGTTAAAACTAATTTTGGTTTAACTATTCAAGGATATTTAATACCAGATAGTTTAAATAAAGATTTAGCTAAAAAACCACAAAAATTCTTTAGTAAATCTAGAGTAGTATTTAATAATGAACTTATAGTAGAACCAACAGGACAACCATTAACAAGAGAACAAGTTAGAGGAGCACCTGTAACAACAAATATAAACCAAATAGGAACCGGAGTAGGTTACCAAATATTAGGAGAATCAAATCAAATAGCATAAAATGGCAAAACAAAATACAACAACATTAAAAGGATATTTCGAAACGGGAGATATACCTAACCAATCACAATATGGAGATCTTATAGATTCTAATTTAAACTTATCTGAAACGGGAACCCAAATAGTTACAGGAACAATAAGTGCTAATGCATTAGTTGCTTCTACTTATATATCATCTTCAGGAAATATACAAGCTGTAGGATATGTAAGCGCAAGCGCAATAAGTTCATCAAGTGACATAAGTGCAGGTGGAAAAATAGCAGGATTATCAGGTTCATTTAGTCATATATCAAGTACTAGTAGTATTATAACTGTTAGAGATCAAACAGTATTCCAATCACCAGTAACAGCAAGTATTATTAGTGCAAGTGGACACATTTCTTGTTCAGGTTTAATAGTAGGAGGATCAGAAATTAATTTATTAGGAGGTAATATAACGGCAAGTGGAACTGTTACAGCAACTGGAGGTATTATAGGACCTGTAACTTCAACAGGAATTACATCTACAGGACCTGGAGTATTTACTACCCTAGATACAGGTCAAGGAGCTACTGAAATTCATTTAATGGATCAAAATATTAGAACTACAGATGCAGTTGTATTTACTACAGTTAATACAGGACAAGGTGCTAATGAATTATATGATATGAATCAAAATGTTACAACAACTTCAGCTGTTACTTTTGATTCAGTTACATTATCAAAAACAACAGCAACAAGTGTTACTTATGAAGAAGGACAAACTATTACATTTAATACTTTTAATTCCACTATACAAATAGCAAATATTCCTGAAATTGCAGGTGTAACTGATATTGTCGAAGATCCAAAATCGGTAGAATTTACTGTAAGTAATAATTCATGTAAAATTAATTCTATAGTATTAGCATCGGCACAAAATGCAGACCTAACAATAGATACTTATAAAATAAATAATGGTAGTTTTAAGTTTAAAATAAATAATGTATCAACTAGTGCTTTTTCAGGTACAGCTATTCTTAATTTTGTAATATTATAATAACCCCACAATATGGCCATTGATTACGGGTTAAGAGAAGACAAATATCAAGTAATATCAGGTAGTGCTTATCTATTTAGATCTGGAGCTATATCTGATTCATCAACAGCTATATCGGCTTCTGTAAATCAAATAATTGCAATAACATGTTCTGCTAATTTTAATAATAGATTAACAAAATTAACTTCTGTAAACGCTAATGCTACTATTACTATTACTAGTGGTAGTTCAAAAAAAGAAAATCTTCAAAACGATACTAAATTAATATTAAGATATTATTCAGGTTCAAAACTCCCTACAGATAGAATTGTTTCCTCTTCAGAATCAACCTTAGATCATTTATTAGGAGGAATAGGAACTAATATATCTTTTATAGATATACCTTTATTAAATGATGATGATTCTTTTACAGTAGCATATAAAACAGTAAGAGCATTAACTGCTTCTGTAGGACATAATAGAACTTTTAAAGCTACTTTAGTAGATGATGGTAGTACTTTTCAACCATCTTCTTCTTTAGGAGAAAATATGACTATTGGTAGTTCTTTTAGAATTAGAAGTGCTCCAACTTACACATTACCTAATGATTATTTATTAAGTTCTTCAGGATTTTTTACTATTACTAGTTTAAATAGTGGATCCGTAGCAACTCCTGATTTTTCAGGAACAGAAGTTCAAATAGATGGTATGCAAATAGGTACTTCTCTTATGGTAGGAGGGGGAAGTGGAAGTCAAGCATTTGACCATAATTTAGTTCAAGAAGGATCTGGTTTTTTAAATCAAGAATTTTTTGAAGGATTTCCTATTCCAGAATCATCTTCAATAGGGTTAATTTTAGATCCAACAGATAAAACAAGTGGAGTAATAACAGGTTCAGGAGACGCAAAACTATATATGTCGAGTTCAGGTCGATTAGGAATGAACACAACAGATCCTGTAACAGATGTAGATATTAGAGCAAATGAATTTCAAATTCAAAAACTAGCAACTAGACAAGGTTTAAGAATTAACCCCGAAGGTAATATTGAAAGTTTTGATAAAACAGCAGGAACAGCAGCTACAGGTAGTGAATTTATTTTAAATTATTCTAGAGGAGTTACAATAACAGCAGCTATATATAGTGTACTTACAGGAGCAGAATTTGCTGGTAATGATACACAAGCACAAAATACTTTTAATGCTTTACCTGAGAATGAACAAGCAAAATTACTAGAAAAAGCTGAATCATTAGGTTTTATTGCTCCTCCTCAAGTAGGAGATACAATAGGAGCTATTAGGTGGATAGCAGAATCAGGATCTGCAGGTGATTTTAACCCAAGAGTAGGAGGAGAACAAGCAACTATTAAATCAAAAGTAACATTTTCAGATAGTGATGGTGTAGCATCAGACTTGATTTTTAGTGTTGCAGGTAAAGAAGCAGGAGCATCTCCTGTAATGGTATTAAGAAATAATAGTATAGGTGTTCATCAATTAACAGGATCTATAATAGTAACAGGTGATATTTCAGCAACAAGTTTAAATGTTACTAGTATTACATCATCAATAGTAACTTCTTCTATAGTACAAACATATGGATCCAAT